GCTGCTGTGGGGAAGAAGCCTATTGACGCTAGGGATGTCTATTCTGCCATGAACATGTCAGGAGACTTCCGTAAAGCTGCTTACAAAACCATTGATGGTGAACGTCAGGTTGTGGGGGTTATTGGGGCCAACAGCAAGACAGTAGGAAAGAATTCTCTTGCCAATCTTGAGAAGCAAATGAAAGCTAAAGACCCTTCTCTGGAGTTTGGTCCTTTGCAAGATACCTCAACTAGACGTGGAAGTGCTAAGGGAACTCCCCATGAGGCGTTCATGGACGTGTTGCAGACGATGGGAGAGAACAACCCAGCTATGAAGGAATTCCTTGATACGCTGGCTGAGGTTTCTAAGTCTGATGCTACAAACTATCTTGGTATGCAGAAGCACACAATGCAGAAGAAGGGTGTTTGGGGTATGGAGGGGCGCAAGCCTTGGCTGGACGAGGCTAACAATGCACGTGAGTTCTTTGAGAATCAAACCCGTTACATTGAGGGAGCTTATCAGTGGGGAGGCTTGGCTAAAGCCGCTAAGGATGTGAATGCTGTCCTTAGGGATGGGGATGTTGCAACTAAGCAAACGAATGCCGTTGCCTTGTCTGAGCAATATATGCAGAATGCGTTGGGACTCAACCCCAGCAAAATGGGTCGTGCAGTGAATGATGCTTTCAACGCTTTATTTGCTCCTATGGGAATCGGTCCTTCAATTCCTAAGGATGTTCTTGGTGTTGCACGTCAAGTGGCTAACACCTTTATGCTGTCCATGAACGTCCCGTTCTTGGCAATTAACTTGATTCAGCCTGTTGTTGCTATGCCGGGGATGCTATCCTTCCTTCGTAGCCGTGGGATGAGTGGTGAGGGGTATAAAGGGGCTGCTAAAGCCATGGAAACCCTGCTTAAACAGCGTTCAGGAAAACCCTTGAATGCCATGGAACAGGGAGCCTTTGACTATGCCAGAGATAACCACGTCTATGCAACTGACATGGTGGAGCACACAGCTCAAACCCAGAAGGGTCCTGCCTATTACACCAGCAAGATTACACAAAGTCCTGCTGCTTTTGTGGAAACCGGAACACGTGCCACGGCCTATCTTACCATGATGCACACTCTTCATGAGGGAGGGCTCACACCCGCCAAGGGGCTATACGAGCAGGCACATCGTATGACTGATATGGCAATGACAAACTATGGTGCTCTAGAGAAACCTGCAATTTACAATGCTCTCGGCCCTCTGGGTTCTGTGGCATACAACTTAAAGAGCTTCGGACACAATGAGATTTCTCGTTGGGCCATGTTTGCTCGTGAGATTCCTAACAATCATAATGCAATGCCTCTGCTCACGCAGATGGCCACAACCATTGCGGTTGCTGGGGTGATGGGACTCCCTTTCATGTCGCAGTGGGAAGACCTTTATGACTTCATTACCGCAAAGACAGGTAATCCCCGTTCTCTTGCTCTAGATGTTCTTAAGGTTTCCGAAAGCTTAGGAGAGAGCTTGGGAGAGAAGGGAAAGCATGTTCTTTCTAATGGGCTGGGAACTCTTGCTGGTATGGATGTTTCTAAACGTGTGGGTCTTGGTGATGTCTTGCCTTCTAGTGCTGCTGATGTTGCCTTTGCTGGCGGCGGTAAGCTTGGACAGATGGCTGGCTCTGTAGCTGGCGCTATTGCACGCCCTTCTGAGGAAACCCTCAAGAGTGCTGCAATTAATGTTGCTCCTCCCTTTATGCAAGGTCCTCTGGACTTGGCGTGGTTCTCTAAAGGAGACATTGCTTATAGCAAAGACCCTAGCAACCTTAAACCCGTTGCCCGTCGTAATGATACAGACAAACTCCTTAAAGCAGTAGGTCTCACAGGTATCAAGGAGAGTGTACAGAAGACAAAGGCTTATCAAAATCAACAGCTAGACATGGCTAGGACGGAGATTCGCAAGGCTGCCATGAATACCCTCACACAGGACATGTTCAGAAACAGGCCAATGTTGCAAAAAACTCTGGATAAGTATTTTATCCATGGAGAGGGCGATCCTCAAACCTTTGCTACTGAGATTGAGAAAAAGGCCGTAGGCCTACACCTCACTCCTGCTGAACTAGCTACCCTACGTGCAGCAGCTAGCACGAGTATTACAAAAGCTCGTAGCTTACAAAGGAGAACTCAATGAAGGTTTCTGACGATGGCATTGCCCGTCTAACAGCCAGAGAGGGCAAGCGCAACAAAGCCTATAAGGACACCAAAGGCATTTGGACAATTGGCGTCGGACATACGGGCCCAGAGGTTCATGAGTTTCTTGCGTGGACAGATGGACAAGTCTTCGCTGCCCTTAAGGACGACCTTGATGAAGTGGAACAGGCGTTAGACAAATATGTGTTGGTTCCACTAACACAGAAGCAATATGACGCTCTTGCTTCTTTCATCTTCAATGTGGGGGTTAACGCCTTCCGTCGCTCTACAATGCTACGCTACATCAACCTACGAATGTTTGACAAAGCTGCTGCTGAGTTTGATAGATGGCACATCCCCAAAGAAATTATTAAACGTCGAGATTCTGAGAGAGATCAATTTAAGGAACTATAGACGCAAAAAAGCCGCCACATCCATCACAGGACTGGCGGCTTTCTTTTGCCTAAAATTAGCCTTGGTAGGCTGAATCATCCCCATCATCTACATATTTAACAAAAGAGATACGGAGGATAAACAGATGGAACACTAGTGCCCATGCAACTCCCTCTTCCTCGTCGGGCTCAAACCCCATGTATTCCACGCCAACGGCCATGCCGGTTAGAAAATCAAGAACTACGCTGAACATCTGTCTCCTCTTTTTTAAAGTCTTCTGGATTGCCTAAATACCTGCCGTAGTATTTAGTCTGGTCTACACTTATTGCGCCACATTTGCAGGTGACAAACTCTCCTTCATACCTGCTTTTAATGGTGTCACCACATTTGTTACAGGTAACTGGGATAGGATTAAACTCCACAACTGCCTCCTTTACCGGACAATGAACACACATCAACTGCTTCCTCATAAACAACATCTTTATGCTTAAGAGCCTCTTCATAAGGCACAGAGGTTAGGGGCTGACCTCCTCGACTACCATCTGGATAACATGTGAATCCTCGTAGCCTTGGAGCATATAGGGCCAACACGTTAGCAAATCTTTCAACTTGAGATTCGTTGTTAGCTTTTGAACCCCATTGTGGAAGATTAATGGTACTGGAGATTGACATATCAACGTAATCTTGTATATCCGCTTGGAATTTGATTCTTTGTTCATAGTTTGTTGATAATCCATAGGCAGTTTCAATTGTATTTGGGTTGATTCCATATTGTTTAATTAATAAATCAGCAGTGGAGTCAATAACAAATTCATGTTTCCACTTTGTTCCATTAGTAAGATAACGACGTTTGTAAGCAACTGCAAACAGTGGTTCAATACCAGTAGTTGTTCCTGCGAGGATACCAATTGTCAGTTGTGTTATCGTATGGCTCTTTATCCATACTTCTATATGTTTCCATATAGCTCAGACTATATCTTCACCCAGAGAAGTAATAATTACGTGTCATCCACGCCATCTCTTCTTCTGTCATCTGGGGCTGGACGCTCTTGGGGATATTACCAACTCGTAAGTCTCGATCCCTAGTCGTTGCACCTTCCGTTATGTCACCATTACGGTTTGGCTCAGGGTTAGCATGGTTAGCAACCAAAGTACACCAATAAACATATTCTTCAATAGAATACTGTCGCCTCATTGCATTTAGCGTTTTATGTATCCATTGTACATTATCAATATAATAACCTTTAGAATTATCAATTCTATCTAAAGAAGCAGACATTAGAGTTTTATCTAAATTGTGCTGTTTATTAACTATAGTTGTTAATGTAATGGGAATACCAGACAAAGCACATAAGCCTTGTTGTTGATTGTATAATTCCCATAATTGCTCTGCTGTTATTTCAAAAGGCAGAGTACGTTCTTTGGCCTTCCTTCGGAGATAGGTCATAAGAGTACCAGAAATTTGTCCAACTCCTGTGGAAGTCCAACGATGGTTTTCTCTTATAAAATTTCTATGTTGCATAACTTTAGCTTTTCTCTGAATTCATCCAGATTATTCTTCAGTGAATTACTCCACTGCCAGGCAGTTTTTTAGTTTACCTGTTGGTGCGATTGCTCTATAAGCCACTGGCTTTGAGATGTACAAGTGGTCACAGTGTTCATTAGCTGCTCGTTCAGATTCATATTCGTATACCTTTAACCATTCATGTAACTCTGGAACTACATTATATTGATATCCTCGTTGGAGGAGCCATGCATGAATACCCATAAGCCCAAGTCCAAGACGACGATTCTTTTCTCGAACCTTGTAGACTTTGTCGTACGGAAGATCGGCTCTGAGCGTACCACAGACAAGGAACTTTGAACCGAGTTCGACAACATGTTTGAACTCTTCCAAATCCTTAATATTGCTGATATTGATTGAGCCAAGATTACATACGTCAGAGTCATCTTCAGATGTAACTTCTGTACAAGCGTTACGTAGGGTTTCATTTTGTTTATCCCCAAAGTTAAAACTAAAACCAGGTTCTCCTGTTTTCATAGCTTGTTTACAATTAGCTAGAAATACAGGATTATTAGGATCAAATCCCCAAGCATCATCATAATTAACAGAAATGTTAGTCATGTCTAATGGTGC